TTGATATGTGTGTTCGTTGAGTGGCAGGAATGATACCCCTGACATTTCATCGAAGTGCTCATACACAAAAGCACCCACAGCCATCCATTCATCTTTCTTGACGTTGATGGTCACACTGGGCTTATGCTCACACCAGTGCCTCTGGTACACCAGCCACGTCTCCAGCTGGTCGAGAGCAGATACGTCATCATTAGTGACAGCTGACTTAGGTGCTGCCACAGGGAAGCTGAACACTGTTGTCTTCTCTGGGTTGAATGCCTCAGGCTCCCAAGGGATACCGGAGTCCTTCATGAACTTAGTCATAGGGTCCATATTGTCCCCACGAACAGTGCGTACATAATACCTAGAATAGCGAGTGTGGATACCGGATGCAGAGTCAACCAGTTGCGAGACCGTTCCACTAGGCTTAACACAAGTGATTGCAGCAGCCACAGGGATACCAAGACGGCCAGCCCAATCTTTGTTAGTACTAATAGCGATATCACGAAGATGCGCAAGAGTGCTCTCCAATCCTTTGTTCTTGGTTGTTGTCAGTTTGTTATCCATGATACCTGTCAGAGACACGCCCAGCAGACGCTCCTCTTCAGTGTTCTTCTGCCATACCTTACGCAAGTACGGGAAGTGTGTGTACGTGGACTGTATGGTCCCTAAGATGGTTGCCAGACGTACCTTGCGCTCCAAGTCTTCAATGGTATCGGTTGCACGTATGACGACCTCTGTGAGGTTGCAGAACTGGTAAGGACGTAGGATGATCTCTGAGCAAGGGTTAGTCCCAAAGCTATGGTTAGTATCACGACGACCGTTACGTCCAGCTTGTTTGACCGATGCTTCACGATTGAATATCCCCCTTTCACCAGAGCCACTCTCCATCAGGTTGAGCCACTCACGCATGAAAGCATTCATGTCAGGCTTGGCTGTATATGCCACACTGTTGTTAGCCAGTGCCCTCTGTGGATTGTTGGTCCACCAGTCACCTGACTTAGCTGTTGCCATACGTGTGGAGCTCAAGTTACTCAGGCTGATCATAGCTGACCGGCGTACACCACCGACAACAACAATCTCCCCGACCTTACACATGATATCATGACACTCAAGGTCAGTCAGCTTACGTCCAGCAGCACCTTTGAATATCTCAATGGTGAAGTTGAACAGGTCAACCAAAGGGGCAGGTCCACTAGCACGCCCACCAAAGGTCTTCAGGGGAGCGCCGGCAGGACGAACCTTACTGGTGTCCCACGAAGGGATGTATCCTTCCCACAGGTCCTGCAGCAGTTGCTTGTAAGCCCTAGCCCAACCTTCTTTGCTGTCTGCAACAACGATCGTACCTGTAGGCTTGAACTCAGCAGGTACAGGTGGCAGCTTTTCAATCTCATCACGTTCGACACTGAAGCCAACACCAGTCCCACACAACAAGATGAACATAGCCTCATCAAATGACCTTGGGTGGTCAACAGGAAGATAAGAGCAGTTGTACATGCAGGTGTTGTCACGATTGGCAGCCTTACCAGCAGTCATCAGTGCTCGCATACTGGGCATGATCTCTAGGTTAAGGATGGCATCGTAAATGGCATACTGAGTTTCGTCGTCCAGTATAGGGCATTTTTCTCCCAGAGGCTTAACTACGTTGTCCATGTAGCGGTCAACAGTCTCAGGTAAGTTCTCTCGTCGTCCTTTCTCAGGCAGCCATTTGGCATACCTGCTTTTGTGGATGAATGTTTGGTAGTCAGTCGGTAGATGGTTGTTCATTTGCTATCTTTCTTTGCTTATACGGGTTCGCGTATATAAGTGAATTATACGGGTTCGCGTATAGTCACTATTGGGTACGTTGTTTACCTGTAGTCTCCACTTCCACCAATCACACCACGCTCCATACGTGACTGCAATTTAGTTAAGTTGCCTCCAGCTGCATCTTCCAAGTCGATATCCAAGTCAGTTGCTAAGGCTGCCAGATACCACAGGACATCCCCCAGCTCTTTGGTCAAGCCCTCTGTGTCCAGTTCTGTACCATCGCGGTAGTGCTTCTTGACCTTGTTCAGCACTTCGCCAACCTCGCCGGCCAGCCCCATTGCAGGGTACATTACCTTCAGGCTGTCAGAGTAGATAGCTGTCTCAGATGCAGCCAGTTGGTATTCCTCAAATGTAGTCATCTTCATATCCTTTTTCTTACTTTCTCGTAGTTCACCTACGTGTTGGTTAAAATACTCTCTTTCCTTGGTTTCATCCCAGTGTCCTTCAGACGCTAGGTTTAGGCCATATACGTAGTCGTCATAGTCACCAACATCCAAACCTACTGGGAGCAATATGTACAAAGTCCCCTCATCAGGCTTCACTACTTCAATCCACCAGTCTCGCGAGTCCTGTACTGAAATCTTCACTTCAGGTCTAGGTTCTGCGATCGTTTTTCCCTTATTAGGTCTCTCAGGCATACTCTTACTTTCTCGTAGTTCACCTACGTGTTGGTTGTATTCGTTAATTGTAGTGGTGTTTGAATTAAGTCAATCCTATTAACCATTTCAAGTGCTGTCATTGGGTGCCTAGAGTGGCTTAAGGCTACGTTGCAACTGTCGGCAGAAGCGAAAGGCCATCGTCTGCCTTTTACCTTGAGACCCCGCATCATGTGAACCCAGTTCCTATTGTTTGTGCGTTCAAGGGCCTCCCAAGCCTCATCTGCACGTTTTTGCCATTCCGGGGAGTTCACCTTCCAGTATTGGCCGGATGAACCAAAGGCAATCCTTGGATATTCATCCGACAACTCCAAAAGCCAGTCGATAGGTAAGTCCATGTGCCAAACGGCACAACTCAGGTGACGTGGGTAAGGCCACTGTCTAAGGTAGACAGACTGTTCATCAACATCACCCCCGATTACATCAGGAATTACTGCCCAGTTGGCACCAAACAATTTGTCCTCAAGCCAATCGTAATAGCCGTTTGGGTCAAAGGCCTTTCCTTTTGTGTAAGCAGAGAAGGCTCCGTTGTCCCACATGATCGACTGAGCGTTACCAATTAGCCAATCTACATCCCTTGGGTGGGCATGTGAGACACAGAAGTTCTTTCCTGCCAGTGTCATTAACTCACTCTTAGGCGTCAGTGGTGTTCCGTGGTAGTGAAGCATTTCTAGTCCTCCAAGTTAAGTACACGGCTACAGCCAGTGTTGCATACAACTTCCCAAGCACATTACCAGCAGAGAAGTCTAGTGAACCAAATGCAATGTAGACGAATAACATGCTGTCAACGATTGCTCCAGCAACACCAGACAACAGCACAGCAATGTTACGGCCACGCTCCCTCAGCCAAGTGTAGACCGTTGTGTCCAGAAGTTCAGACACAAGGAAAGCCACCGCACTTGCCACTGCAATGAATGGGTCAGCAAGAAGGAACGACAGCAAACACCCTGCCACAACGGCAACAACAGACCACCGCCAGTTAGTCATCTCTTGTAGCCAATCGCGTAGGACCAGCGCAACACCAATCATAAGCACCCCTGACGGAGCCATCAACCCAAAACCCATAGGGATTAGACAAGGGCCGTTGTCAATACAGACCGTACCTACGTTACCTATTAACCAGTTGGCCGTAGGTACTGTTAACATAAATGCCACAAAGACGCATAATTTACTAAGCATATTCTCTCTCCAATGTTTCCATGCTTACCCACTGAGGCTCATACAATCCTGAGCCATCGATGTTACGTTTGACTACAACACCCTTCCACCATTCTCCGTTTGACTGGCCAGCCCAACTCTCATCACCGCCTTTGTAGCAGCCGACGACAGCACCAATAGCATTAGCTTCATCCTTGAAGTACATGCCCCGCTTGTGGCTGTGGCCTACCGTTGCTGATCTATATCGCTTCTGTACCAATCCGTAAGCATGGTGCACGCCAGATATAGCGCGACCAAAGTTACCAGCGCCAATATAGTGAGCGTAATCCACCCCATCAATATTGGCAATTGCAGGAGCCCCGTTATGATACCCGTGATACTCATCAAACCACCTATGAGTATTAAGGTGATCAAAGCTGATGCCATAACGAGTGCCGTGGACCCTAGGATCATGAGAGATAGCAGTTTTAATTCGCGTCTCATGGTTCCCCTCGAAGCCGATGAACTTGGGTCTACGTTTCTTTGCCTTATTGAACTCATGTCTAAGTCGCTCCTGTGAGTCATTGTAGATGTTGATATCAGCCTCATAATTTTGGCTGACGATAGCCTCAGGTTTACGTCCATCGTAGGAGTTCAAGGATGCCATGTCAGCACCGTCACCTAGGTCAACCACGTAGTCAGGCTTGATGTCGTATAGGAAGCGCCCCAGCCAACTAAATCGTTCGTTGGACACCTCTGGTTTAGCGTGTCCACATGAGAACACGACTGCTGTTTTATTAGTGGACACTGTTAGTACCCTCCTCATCGCCTAAGATGGCAAGTTTGATTAGTGTTTCTACAATGACATTAGCTGTACTCTCTGACATTGGTTTAGATAGGTCAAGGTGGTTAACTGTTTGGCCGTTGATGGTCACACGGTAACCTTCCTCGTCTTTGATCATCTCAATCTCTAGGTCTTCTGCCTTAACAATCTGGGTCATAGTCGTGCCACTCCTGTGCTTCATCAATATCAAACTCTTCATCGTAGTCAAACTCTCCAAACTCAAGGGCTCCCCAAGTTTTGAACTGTTTGATGTCCGCCAGTGCATCTTCGTAGTTGTCGTAGTACACTCGATCTTCGTAGTAACTACGGGGCTCGTCAGTCATGAGATACTTGACCCACACTTCGTTGCCGTCAGAGCATGGGTCACTCATGATCATAAGAACTGTTGTATTCATTTCTTAGGCCTTTCTTTTATCCATCGCCAAGGGATTGTCCCGTCAGCAAACTCAAAGTTATGTTTGTAACACCAGTCAGCATAGGTAGTCTTCGATTTCTTACTTAACTTCTGGCGACTGTTGCTGAACACAAACCGTATGTCCAAATCAGGGTGCTGTTCTCGTACCAGTAGATGCTTGGCACGATCTGAAGGAAGGAAGCGTCCCTTAGTTTCTACATATATGCCGTTCGATAGTCGAAAGTCCGGCGTGTATGTCTTAGGCTTAGGAATGTATGGTATCTTGTGCTTCTCATACTCATACTCGACACCTGCCTTGTCCAACAGCTTGGCATTGTCCTGTTCGAGACCAGATCGGAAACCTGCCCTCACCGCCCGTTTTCTTACGTAACGTCTCACATCTTGTCTCCAACCGTACGGGGCTTGATAAACTTTTCCCACTCATCGGGGGTCATATAGTCCCCTAAAACAAAGTACAGGGACGCAATCCGTTGAGCGTTGTTGCCACGGGTCTCATGAAGATCTAATTGGCGCTCTACGTGATCTAAGTAAGACACAAGTTCCTGCTTTACAAGCTCTGATACTTGGTCCTGATCGATAGTGATTTTAGGCATCCTCATTCTCCTTTGGAGGTTCCCACATCTGATCGTCGTAGCGCCGTAGCCACAACAGACGTGCATTCTCAATTAGACAGTCAACATCACCTTTGTAACCGCCTTCACCTAGGCACAACAAATAGAGCTCTCGCTCATCAGTCACACCGTCTAACAGCTTCTCAGCCTTCTTGATACCAATGCCCTTAGCACCCTTAATGTTGTCGGCGGTGTCACCTGTCAACAGCTGGGTGTAGAAGAACTTGGTGGCAGCCTCTTCAGACTGTTCAACAAGGGTATCATGGTTCCAGTTGTAGTGCGTACAAGGTAACTGCAAGAAGTCCTTATCAATTGAAGCAACCGTACAGAGGTAGTCAAGCGAGGCAGCCATGATAGATATGTCATCATCAGCCTCTTGATTGTCTGACAGGGCAGCGTTGTAGTCATTGAGCAGGTAGCGTCTTGCGTCACCCAGATACGTAGGTTTCTCCTTTGATCTATGGCCCTTGTACGGGGCGATGGTTGCAATGTCATTACGGAAGTTAGTCTTGCCAGTAAGGAACACCTTAGTTTCACCAAGGTTAATCAGGTTGGTGGTCCTTGACTTGATATGGTCGATCATGTCGTCAATCATATCGTGCAGGTCATCAGGCGTATCTTCACAGCTGTAAGCACACCTGTATGCGATAATGTCTCCATCGATCAGTGTTGTCATCGTACCTTTTCTCCTTTCATTGCCTTTATCATCCACCCAAGGTACACCTGAGCTTTCTCAAGGTCCTGTACTGGCTTACCCTTATAAGCATGACGGTGCAGGTATTTCGTTACGTTGCCTTGGCAGTAGCCAACGAACTTCTCAGACCCAAGTGCGCTCTCAATGTAGGTGATGCACTCAATCTCTCCGTCCTTTGGCTGGTAGTGGTCAGGTGCGTTCACTGGGTCATCTTTGGTTTCAACCTTAAACCAAGAGCGTTCACTCACATCGTCCAAGCCACTGCCCCAGATAGTGCCCTTGACATTACCCTTGACATCTCCTTCGACACTGCCGTTGACATCGCCGCCTACATCGCCCCAGACACTGCCATGAACATTGCCATCGACATCGCCACAGACACTGCCCTCGACACTGCCCTCGACACTGCGCTTGACATCGCCATGGACATTGCCCTTGACATCGCCCCAGACATCGCCATGAACATTGCCATCGACATGGCCGATATTGATGCCCCCAACATCAAACTTACCGTCCTCACGGAAGTCGATAATTTCCTCAAGCAATTTCTGCTGCTCTTTTGTAAACTTAGTCATGCTGCTTCTTCTTTCTGTTGTACTTCGTTTTGTCAACAACAACCTTAGGCTGCAGGTGACTGCTCCTGAGAGCCTTAGCTATCGGGTTTGGCTTAACCGTACTCTTCCTTTTGTTATCGTGAAACCTTGTTCCCTTCATTGTAGTCTTCTCCTATCTCTAGCCAGAGATGCCCATACAGCTGGCTCATGTAG